TGCTGATCTATCTTTGTTAATGGTTCAGGAGATTGGCGAACGACACGACGATTGATCTTTTTGCGTTTGATAGGTTTTCGAGTGTTCGCCATAAATAAAATTATCGCTTACTGATTAAGACAAACAGATCATCGACACGCTGTTCTAATCTTGTAATTTGGTCTTTGATCGAACTTCCAGAATTGGGCTTCAATTCTTGTAAGTAGGATTTAATAACCCAACGCAGACCCAGCAACAAACTTGTTGATATGGCGGATACGCCAACGGCGATACCAACCCATTCGTTTGCTGTCATTTCGCATTGATTCCATAATCAGCCTCTTTACCGGACTTTGGATCTAATGCTTTTGCAATAGGTGCTACTAATGCTCCAGCTAAGATTGCAAACTCTGGACGGATGTCAGCAACGATCGCCAATAGGACAGTAATGCCGGAAGCAGCTACAGCTCTTAAATATGACTTAATTGCAGCCTTGTGTTTGTTAGATAGTTTCATGCGTTGCCTCCTAGTAGTGGGATATTAAAGAACTCTCCTGTTTGTTTTGAATGAAATGAAATATGAATATGTTTGGTGTGAGGATTTATGCCCTTGTATCTACGCCAACGCCAGTTCAATAGTTTGCTGGCAATATGATGATTGTGAATTACATATTTGATCCGCTTATCTGTTTTGCCAGCAATGCGTATCTGATCGGCAAGGTAGGCAGATATGCCTTCGGCTTGACCTAGATCAGCTGTAATGTCAATGGCACAAACCTCACCCGAAGGCAAGGCATTGTGATCCGATTTTACTTTTTGATGCCTAGCGTCTGAAATCCAACCATCCGATTTTCTAGATCTTTCAACAAAACAGTCATCAATTTGCTCCCGTAGTTGGACTGCTGCTTTAGATAGGTAGGGTTTCATCGGCACAATTCCTCAAGATTATGCTAAAGACCTAGAGCCTGTAAATCCTCAACAGTTAAACCAAGTGCTGCAAGTTTCGCCTGTGCTGCAATTTTGGCTGCTGCTTCCAGTTCTTCTTTTGCGAGTCGTTGTCTATAAGAATTAAGATTAGCCTCGTATGCCATTTGTTCATCATCGGTCATATCTCTAACGATTTGCTCACCAGTAGTTGCGTTAATATCCATTGTTTTGCTCATTAGTTCACTCCGTAAATTTGTATTGTTCCAGCCTTGAAATCCCCGCCACTTGCATTTATAAATTTTATTGAAGTAATTGCAGTTGTATTGTTGTTGTAATTGGCAGCATATTGGTTAACATAAAATGACCCACCTGGGCCTGCGAAACCATTATTATTGGTTGTCCTGTAAAGGCTTGTGCTGGCGTAATTATTTATAAACATTTGGAAACCGCCAAATCTGCCGGAGGAGTCTCCAGTTAGACCAAATACAATGCCTGTTTGGATACTAGTGTCAGCCAAAGAAGCATCGGATTGAATTGTTCCAGCATTGTTGCGAATTCCTAAATTATTGTAATTTGCAGCAGCATCACCATTAAATTGCAGTTGAATAGGCCCAGTAGAGCCAGCCGAAGTTTGCAAACCAGAACCAATAATTATTAAATTTTTGTAAGTTGTCGGTATTGAACTAACTGTGTAATTATTTACTGTGTTGTTAAAACTTGTGCTATTTATCAAAGTTAAGCCACCACTAGCAGGCGCAGCCCACTTTAAGCCTGTTGGTGAAACAGTAGAGTCGGCTGTTAAAACATGTCCATCTGTGCCTACGGCTAATCGACCAATTGTGTTATCAGCTGTTCCAACAATTAAATCGGCTTTTGCATCTATTGTGCTTAGTGTTGGAGTTGTCAAGACTGGTGAAGTTAAAGTTTTATTTGTTAATGTTTGTGCGGTTGTTAAATCAGCAGTTATAGCTGTATCAATTGAAACCGTTGGAATTGGTCCTGTGCCTGATGCAACAGAAATTCCTGTTCCGGCTGCAACTTCGGTAATATCACCGACATCATTTGCAACCCATGCTGGCACTCCTGCAACAACGGATAAGATTTGTCCAGTCGTTCCAATTCCAAGTCTTGTGTTTGTGTTTGCCGTTGATGAACGATATTCAATATCGCCAAGAGTTGTAGATGGATTTAAGGCTTTTGTTGTTGTATCAACAGATGAGCCGAGCGTGCGAATAGCAGCTGCGCCATCCTTAACCAGATCGGTGTCGTCCGGTGTTTCCCAATTATAGTTCGTAGTGTTTGCCATATTAGGCTACTGCTCCAATCGCATTTTCCCATGTTAGTATAGCGGATAAAGTGTTCCATGCCTCTGAGGCTGATACTTGATCCCAAGCAAGTGCTACTTGAGAAAATTCAATCGGGCTTAGATTTATGGTCAAGAATAATTCGTTGAATCTAGTGCTCCAACGCCAACCTTCCACATAACCCTCAAACTGTTCTGTGGGGGCTATTTGAACCGGCAAGTCTGTTATTCGCATTGGCTGACCTACAAAGATTTGAAGCAAGGCATCTCTGTCAGCATCATCAATGGCTGAGTTAGTCAATGGAAATGTAATGCTGTCAAATAACGCTCTTGGATAGGATCTAAGGGCAATGAAACGATCAGCAACAGCTTGTGCATCAGTCGCATCATGCAAGACTGTATTTAGGGTTTCACCTCTATATCCAAAGGTTGCAATGCTAGTCAAGTCAATTGCGGTTTTCTGTGATCCATAATTGTTGCCGTAATTGAGGATGATTTCGTTGCGAACATCTGCGCCTCTAGTCAAAACTTTTAATCCTGCACCAATGGCAGTATTGGCTGAAATCTCTGTGTATCCATTATTGGCAAGATAATTCTGTCTGTGAGTTGTGTCAGCATAAGAGATGCGACCCTCATTGTCCTCGTATAAAACACCAAGTGCGCTGTTAGCAATAAGACTTGCAATGTTGTAAGTGGTGTCAGGATCAGCGGTTCGGTTTTCAAGTTCATAAATTCCGGGGCGATCAATCTCGCCAAGTCCTAGATTTTCGGCATTTGCCCAAGTAGTTGTTGGATCATATCCTGACCAAGTTTCAGCTGCCGGCACTTCATTCCAATTGTTTAAGAATAACTCTGAAAGCAATTCATAGATCTGATCGCCGTCATAATCTTGAGCCAATGTTCCGTTGTAGATTACTTTTGGCAACTTAGCCAATGAACCTAAAGCGAGGATTGTGTAAGTAAAGGTTTCAGCAATACTGCTTGCTGTTCTAACCTCAGTTGTAATGTCCGTAATGTTGCCACCAAATAAAGTTCTATAAGTGTTTGTGCTGTCTTTGACTTGCAGGGTTAGTCCATCATTGACTTGCAAATTATAGTTTTCATTGTTCAAAGCAACCAATTCAATTTGCATATAAGATGGATTGGGTTGTGAGTAAATATCCTCTCGACCAGCCTGATGGGCTATGTCAGATATTGCAACATTTGTGTATTCAACCGCATTGATTGTAAGTTTCCAATCGGGAGTAAATACAGTCATTATCCGCCCTTGATGCCGTTGTTATACAGCTGTGGAACTGATCTTGATGCACTGTTATTTAATACCTTCGCAACTGCTCTTGCAGCACCTTCAGAATCTACTGCTTGAACTGAAACATTATTAATGATAGTTGGATTTCCTGCACCATAGGTAAAATTAGAACTTGGAACAGTTTGTCCAAGCATTGCACCAGTCTTTGATGGATTTGGAATATATCCAATATCTGCTCCGGGCTTAATCAAATTTACAACTCGAATGGCTTGGTTTGCAAACTCGACCAATAACCCAATTGCTTCTCTTACAAATGTAATAAATCCTGAAATTATGCCAGCCACCGCAGCAATTGCTTTGCCAAATGATTCAGCCCCCTTTTGGCTTTGTGCTAAAGAATTGCTTAATCCTTGATCTCCAGTTAAGCCAGCAATAAATGCATTTAAAGTAGGAATGCCTGTTTCGTTTAAGAATCCAATAAATCGTTCAATCTGTGGTAGTAAAGCAACACCAAGAGATTCTTTTGCTTCATCAAATCCTACTTTTAACCGATCAATCTTTCCTTGAAATGTTTCAGCGTTTGCAGCTGCTGCTCCACCATAAAGATCTGAAAGTTTTTGTTGAACCTCGGTGAATGAAAGTGTGGCTAATTCGCTCTTTGATAATCCAAGCCCTAATCTGCCAAGAGCTGTGGTATTGCCATCTTGAGCACGACCTAAAGCATTTGCAACTGTTTCAAGTTCTAGTCCTCGACCTTTTGCAATATCTAAAGACAGGTTTAATAATCTTTGGGCTTCATTAACATCTTTTGTGGATACGGCTAATCTTTGGAATGCTGGTCTGAGTTGATCGTCTGCAACACCGGTTGCAAGTGATGTCTTGAGGATATATGCCTCAGTAGCCTTTATTTGGTCATCAGTTGCCCCTGTGGCGGTCTTTAATGCAGCAGCCAACCTCAACTGTGCTTGTTCATCCTCTATCGCAGCCTTGACCCCATCAATGGCTAATTTAGTTCCATAGGCAACGGCAGCAGCAGCAGCAACTGCAAATGCAGCAGCAGCCTTCTTTCCAAAATCTGCAATCTTGCTTGAATTACTTTCAACGGCTTTATCAGCTTCGCCTAACTTCTTTTTTAGATCATCAACATCAGCAAGGATTGATAACTTAAGTGTGCGATTACCGGTTGCCATTAGACCCATTCCTTAATAATGCGAGTAAAACTTGCTTCCCATTTGTTAATCAATTCAGGCTGAATTCTGCGAAGGGTCGGATATATAAACCATCCCCGACTACCTCTGCCTTGCCGTCCTGAATATGCAGGGAACTGTTTGAACTTATTTGAACCAAACTCAACACCACCCCATAGGGTCTGCGTAGTAGCACCACCTGAAAACTTTTGCCTTGCGAATCCATAACGGAACTCACCGATTTTACTTGACTTAGAGATGCTAACGCCGTCTGCGACTCTTTCCGCAACCTTGCCAGCCTTTGTTCTAGTCCTAGCTGCCTGTTTAATTTCCTCTGATGCAAAATACGCCAAAGCAGCAGATTGACTTCTTGCTTCC